ATACTTGTAGTTGTTGTACCTGCTGTTAATGAAGTAATATTACCAGTTGATACATTAAGTATACTTGTAGTTGTTGTACCTGCTGTTAATGAAGTAATATTACCAGTTGACGCATTTAGTGTGTTTGCAGTAGTTACACCTGCTGTTAATGAAGTAATATTACCAGTTGACGCATTTAGTGTGTTTGCAGTAGTTACACCTGCTGTTAATGAAGTAATATTACCAGTTGACGCATTTAATATACTTGTAGTTGTTGTACCAGAAACAGAAGTTGTTACAGTGCTAGAGGAGCCAACCAGACTTCCATAAATGGTATTCCATCTATGTGTAGGAGAACCTACATTTAAAATATTGTCTACTGTTGGTAATAACGGGTTAACAAATGTACCTTCTGTTAAATTTGATATTATTGTTTGCCGTGTCGGAACACTACTAATTAGTGTAGTAATATAAAAATTATTACCGTCAAATTCTATTGCTCCAGCTTGCGGAGATGTTGACAATGTCCCTGCTTGCCAAATAGCAGGCGGATAGGCTGTAGTTCCTGTTGAAAATGTTACTATATTTCCAAAAGACGCAGAATCAGCTGTAATATTCTTCGACGAGGTTAAAGAACCAGTGTATATATTATTAACTCTATAAGAACTTGAACCTATATTGTAAGCAAGATCAGAATTTGGTACAAGACTTTGTACCATATTAGCACCAGATAAGCCTGCATTTGCTACATTAAGACTAAAATTAATACCAGGTTGAATTTTAGTAAATCCGTTAGAAATTAATATTCCACCCGCTGGTGTAAACGCTTGATCTTTACTTATAACAGCAAGTAGTGTGCCACCGATAGTAACCCTCCAAACTTGATGTAGAGAACCGTCTTCAGACGCTCTAACACTTATAGCATCGATTACACTGTGATCAGGTACACCCGGATTCAAAGGATCTGCATTTATATTACTACCTAATGGTCCAACAATATCCCAGGTCGTACCGTTCCATGCGTGTAACTGAAGATTATTTGTATCGTACCATAATGCACCAACATTTGCACCACTAGGAGGTGCAGAATTCTGAGTAACAACATCACTACTTTCCGACCATATAGTTCCGTTCCATACTCTTAATATATTTGTATTAGCAGAAGTATCGTACCAAAGCTGTCCAATTACAGGATTTGCCGGCTCTTGTGTACCAGCAAAGTTTTGCATTATCCATAGCAAATCTTGCTGTATTGGTTTTCCCCAACCTTTATATCCTCTACCGACTAAGTTTAAAGTAGAAGTAGAAACGTCTATAGTTCCGTCTTGTAAAGTAGTTAAAAGACTTCCGTCGTAGTTAAAAATTTCGATAGCCATAGGTACCTATCCGTTAATTAAGTGCGTGTTATTTATTACCGCTAATTCAGTGTCAAATAAAATGCCTACTGAAATTATTTCGTAGGCATTTTTATTGCTGTTGGAATATCAAAAAAGCGTTACTGACCTTTTTCTAATTTTTCTACCTTTTCATTAAGTTCTTTAATCGCTTGAATTAATAGAGGTATAAGTCTAGGATAATCAACTGCTTTATATCCATCTTCTCTGGTAACAACGACCTCAGGTAATACAGCTTCAACTTGTTGTGCTATTACCCCCGCCTCTGTTTTATCACTACGAGTAGGAACTTTTTTAGCCTCTTCTGTCCAATTAAATGTAACACCGTCTAATGATATAACTTTTGTAAGTGCATCACTTATTGGTGTAATATTAATTTTAAGTCTTTGATCAGACCCAGTTAGCGCCGTAATATCACCCGTTGCTGTGAGACTAGTACATTGAATGTTCATTGTGGTACTTGAAAAAGTTACACAAGATGATGCACTGCCAGCTGTTGTTGCATAACTGGCACTTGTTGCACTTGTTGCACTACCTGCAGTTGTTGCATAAGTAGCATTTGTTGCACTTGTTGCACTTGTTGCACTGCCGGCTGTTGTTGCATAACTGGCGTTTGTTGCATTTGCAACCGCAGTTGAGCCAATAGCACTGACAATCTGAGAAGCAGATGCTGACGTAAATGCACCTGAACCGTTTCCATACACAACGCCTGTTAATGACGTAACACCGGTGCCGCCGTTTGGCACAGTTAATGGATTATTAAAAGTAACAGTACCTGTAACAGTAAGGCCAGCAAAGGTTGCGCTTGAACTACCGCCGCTGATACCACTTGCACTATCAGCACTTGTTGCATGATTTGCATTCTGTACATAGGTAGCTCCAATCGCTGTAGAAATTTGAGTTCCTGTTGCCGCTGTAAATGCACCTGTACCGTTCCCGTATACAACACCCGATAATGATGTAACTCCGGTACCACCGCTTGGTACTGTTAATGGGTTTCCAAGTGTTAAAGTACCGTCTATATATGTAGATCCATTAACATGTAATGTATAAAGCGTAGAAGTTGTATTAATACCAACATTACCAGATGTGTCAATACGAGCACGTTCAAGTCCGTTGGTATAAAATGTAAGTGGTATTTCGGCTCCTGTTCCTCTGGCGCCTGATACAAGTCTAACGTCGCTACCGGTTACTAATAATTGCCCCATTGACCCGTTATTACCCCCGGTACCGTCATTATTAACTTCAACAAATGCAATATTTGCTGTACCGTTAGGAATAATAGGAACACCAGTTAAACTATTTGCTGTAGTAGTTTGAAACATAAGCCTATTGCTAAAAGGAGTAGTTGTTGTAAAATCTCCTAATATACGTCCGGTAATGGTTGTAGTACCAAGTGTAGCTGTGCCAGCAGTAGCAATCGACGATCCAAGTATGTTACCATTAACAGTTACATTACTTGTGAAGCTGGCATTACCTGTTACATCAAGTGTGTTTGAGAAATGTCCAGTTCCAGAAAGTAAAGATGCTGTTTCTACTACATTAGACAGTATCAAAGGTGTATTAATAACACTTACATTTGCAGTTGTAATAAATGCATTTGTAATTATAGCAGTGTTTATAGTGCTATTACCATTTACAATAAGATTTGGTGTTGTTATTAGTGTAGTATTTGTTAATACGTCAACTTGTTCAGTAGATACAACAGAATTTGTTGCAGATATATTACCAGTTACTACACTGTAAGCGTTGAGTTTTTTCCATTTTTGACCCAAAATCCCCAAATTATAAGCGTTATCTGCATATGGTAATATGTCGCTATTGACCTGTAAGAAATAACCTCTTACGTCGGCCTGAGTGGGTATTGTATGAGAATCAAGAGTTGGATCTGAGAGATGTGTTAACGACGGTGTTTGGTAAGAAATTTCGTTTGCATACGTACCGACTACTGCTCCATTTCTTTCAAACGGCCCGATAGAAATCAAATTGGTTAAATTTATTTTAGAATCTGCACCAAAGGTTATAGTACCGTCGATAAAGCTAACAGAAAAGAATGGTCCAATTTTAAAATTACCTGTATTATCAATGGTAACATAGTAAACACGCCCAGGATATAATAATGAGCCGGGATCTTCTCCATCTACAACTTGCTTAGTAACATCTGGTATACCACCGTAAAATGGTAGAGAATTGTATGTAGTTCCAGATCCGACATATTCTAATGCAAGGCCGCCTGTACTGATATTACTAATTTCATAGAAGAAAACTTCTGCTCCTTGATTTGTAGAAATAACAGGGGGAATTGTTGTAACAAGCCAACTTCCTGGTATTGATCCGGGATATGCACTTACAACTTTATAAAATTTTCCGTTAAGTAACATTCCGGATCCAGATTCTGGTTTTTGACTTGTATCGTCTACTTGTATAGAAGCTGGGCTTTCTAATGATATTAAACCAAGTGCGCCAGTTCCTGGTGCAACGTTAGTTGGATCAACTAAATTAATAGGTCCCGATGTACTAGAAACATATCCGTTGCCGGTATTGATTAATTGCACACCAACCACTTGGCCCGATGTAGGATTAACTATAACTGTTCCATATCCTGCGGTGCCGCCAACATTTCCTAAACCTTCTGGGAACGCCATAGTAAAGTTTTCTGTATAACCAGACCCACCATTTGTAACAGTAATATATCCAAGACTTGATGTATATGTTCGATCTACCAGTCCCGGACTATATCCCTCATATCGCCCATTAACAAGTGGTCCAGGATAGTATCCTTCGGCCTGAAGTCCTATATCACCAAAGTCAATAACTGAGTTTGATATGTTAGCAAATCCGCCACTTCTTGCCCAGTATCCGATACTACTAAATGTGGTAAAGCAACTAACAAATTGAGCATATCCTCTGTTAAGAATCAAATGTCCTATACCACCCTGATTTAACTGAGTGAACGCATCTGCAACAAAACTTCTAATAACTGTATTAGGATGGCAAACTTCGCCGTCAATTCTTATACCAGCACCTGCACCGTTGGTATCAACTGCTGCATATCCGCCGCCTGGTGCAGTAATATCATACGGTAATGTTAATCCGGTGATTAGTTGGCCATTAATGTCAAATGGTCCTGTAATACTCGAGCAGTTCTGTACGTACGGTGAACTAGTTATTATTGGAGGATTAGCAGATCTGACAGAGATCCAAGGAGCCCTAGTATATCCAGAACCGCCTTTACCTGCTGCTATAGTATATGATCCAATAACACCGTCTGCCACAATTGCACTTGCAGATGCATTAGAGCCGCCGCCGCCCGATATTGCAACAGAAACTGGTGCAACATATCCGCTACCGGGACTAGTTATATCTATAGCAACCAGTTGCCCATTTGAATTAATTCTACCTGTTGCTGTAGCACCAGATCCTGTATTACCAGACCCAGTAAATGAAATAATTGGCGGATATAGATAACCACTACCCCCGCCATTAACATTAATAATGACATCAACTATAGCGCCGTTTACCAAGTTAGCCGTTGCAATAGCTTGTGTATTACCACCGTTACCAAACGGAGGTGCTTCTATATAAACTTCTGGAGGTGAAACATACCCACTATCGCTCCAGTTTGGTATAATTTTGGTTACTGTCCCGTTGACTACTACAGCAGTTGCTAGTGAACACGGAAATGCAAAACAGAAAGCAGGAGCTCGGTGATCTTTAAACGTCATACCAAAGAAGTAGCTATTTACGTCAACATGAAAAATGTCTAGCTGATTATGAACAGGTCTTACTATTACACGTCTTAAGTTATCACCAACTATACTGACTTTTGGCGGAACACGTATTGGATTTTGTTCGTAATATTCACCACTTTCAATGAATATTGAATAACCGGCTGTTGCTACAGATACTGCTTTTTTGATTGTTGCAAATGCTGTTGTACGACTTTTACCGTCATTAGCATCATTACCGTGAGTACTAACATAGTAAGTTGAAGAATTTCCGGTAACTGAATTAAATATAGGTGTTTGCCTAACTGGTACTCCGTTTAATATTCCCGTGAAATAAAAGTCATTACCGTCAAATTCAACAGCACCACTCTGAGGTGTAGCTAATAATGGACCTGCTGTCCATTTTGTCGGAGCATGAGTTGTTGCACCTGGACCAAATATAACTGTGTTGTCAAATTTACTGGTACCATTTACTTCAAAATTGAACTGAGTTGGTACTGTATTAATTCCTATACCATTTGAGAACACACCACTAGCACTATAAAATGTATTGAATCTCTTACTAGGTGATCCAAGATCCCAATTAACATCTATGCTCGGTGTGTTAGTTTGCGTACTTTTGAATATGGTGTTGTCACCTGCAATACTGATACCCGATATACTACTATTAAAATTAATACCTGGATATATTTTAGAAAAACCGCCATTAATAAGATTCGAACTCTGTGGTGTAAATACTGGATCTTTACTTAGTATAATTAGTAATTTTCCGCCTACTGTAACTCTCCATATTTGGTGAGCCTGGCCGTCTTCTACTGCAATTATTTTAACCGAATCTATAATACTATGGTCTGGTATTGCAGGATTAACTGGGTCACTATTTACTTTACTGCCTAATGGTCCTACAAGATCCCATGTAGTACCACTCCAAGTGTTCAACTGTTTGTTAACAGTGTCATACCAAAACGCACCTTCATTTGAACCTTGGGAAGGCGGTGTTGCTGATGCAATAACACCGCCTGCAATTCCCCACTGTATACCGTCCCAAATTTTTAAAATACTTGCTCCGGCTGTATTGTCATACCAAAGCTGCCCTTCGGAAGGATTTGGCGGGGCAGTTGTACCGGCAAAATTCTGCATAACCCATAGAATGTTTTCTAGTACAGGTTCTCCATAATTTTGATAACCTCTACCTGGGAACTTTATACTAGCATGGGATTCATCAAGTGCACCGTCAGCAACTGTGGTTAATAGTGTTCCATCGTAGTTAAAAATATTAGTAGCCATGTTGTTAATACCTTCGGATAAATGTGCAGTTATTTATACGTGGAAATACACCATGATAATTAACAAATTTAAACTGTTTGAATTCTTATAGTGTATACCACTTCAATTTGACGATTTAATGATTTTTGCACAGGACTGAATATTACATGTGTAAGTAATATTCCAGTATCTGGGCCAGATGCACTATATGCTTTTAAACCTAGCTCACTGAAAACATAAGTATCAGTGATATTTGTAGACGTGTCAAATGCAGATTGTCCAGCTGGTTCACCAAGACCTAAATTACAAGTAACTATTACATCCGTATATGTAGTACCAAGACTATGTGATACATTTATATAATTACTTTTTGGATCAAGATTCAACGGACTTTGATCATTAACAACTTTTACATAAGTTTCATTATATAGTTGCGCTGTTTGTCCTAATACATTAGGTGGTAAATATGTAATAGTACCAGTTCCACTAACCGTAGCTCCGCCGTTACCAAATGCCATTTCTTGTATCCAAGTATCTGGTTTATTTGCTATAGTTTGTGCAAGAGCTATAGAAAAATTTTCAAAATTGATAGCGTTGTCCTTATCAACTAACACTTCGCCAGTTTTTACATCTGATATTTTAACGTGTCCAGTTACATGTTGAGTAGTTTTGAAAATCATATCATAGGTCTCGCTTAAAATCGTTGATTTACTAGTATTTCTCCCGTATCTACATCTTTGATTTTGATATTACCGTATATGAATAAGCTCATATTTTCATCAATATCGCTGTTGTTTACAGGATTAACAACTAAATCTTTATTATTTACGTCAGTGTTCATGGTGTATTTAGCTAACTGTTCCTGGGTGATTTAATATGAATTTACTCATACTACTATTACTATATTGTAACCCATTTGTTGCAGCTTCCCAATTATAACCACCAGGTATTATCACATTGTGTCCTGCATCTCTAATCATGCTTCCTGAAATATGACAAACAGTTGTTGTTGAGAAGTTTGAAACTAAATCACTTATAAGAATGTTGTTAAATCCAACCGATGGTATGCTTAAATTATCAAACACAACATATCTTCCTGGTGTAAATGTTCCATTTAAAACTGTAGTAGGAGGATTAATTCCAATGTAGTAATTACTTCTAATACCTATATTTGAATCTAACTCAACTCTTATTACAGTATTGGCAGGATATACAGTGTTTAATTTAACTATATTGTTTGGTTGAAGTGTGTAATCAAAATTCAATCCTAATAATATATCTTGATTACTTTCTATATATACTCTAATAGAATTTACAGATAATATAGTATGACTAACATAAATTAAGTTCATATTACCATCCAACACTGTCCATTCTATATTACCACCTGCTTGAATTTTATTATTCACTAAAACTGACTCACCGTGAAGAGAACTGGATGAGGGTGTTGAGAAAAATTTTGTAGTACCATTGCCGTTATAAAATAATGTATTATATATACTTGTTAATCCTATACTAGTACCACCAGAACCTCTTACAATATTTGTTAGATATCCTCTATTTGGATATCCCAGTGTCGGATTAGGAGTAATACCATAGAAATCAATTTTTTCATTATTAACCCATATTGATCCAGGTGTTAATGCAGATGGCATAGATAATATACTAATGTCAGCTACATCTATTTCGCTTGTATTTACATGTATATTACTTAACAATATTGTTTTAGAGTTGTCAGACAATACCTGAGATTGTTTATAATTTGATGAACTTATAAATTGTCTAAAAGCTGTAGCAGGTTGTTCTGATTTTCCCTTCATATATCTTATAATAATTGTATTCTGATCAGTATGTTTAATGTTTTGATTGAACACTACTGTATATATGGTTTCTGAACCTTCATCAAAAAGAGCCAACTCATATCCCTGAGTATCAAATCCTTCTAAAGGTGTAACAATTAATGCATAATCCCATAACACTCGTTGAACAACATTATCAACAATTACAAGTAATGTACTTTCTGAATCTGGTTCTCCTGCTAACTCATATTTGCCAGTTGAGTTTCCTATAAATTGTTCAGTAAAAAATTGATAGCTTAAATCCTGACTAAAGTTGGTAACAGATACCAGGTCACCATTCTCTAGTATTTTAGGATCATTATCAAAACCATATAAATCATCAAATCCCATCTCATCAAATCCACTGGGATCAATAACATTAAATGTTATTGATGCACCGTTTAATGTATATTCAAATCCATAATATGGATCGGTAATAACTGATACAAATACCGAATCAACTGGAATATCATATGTAAATATCACATTTTGATTTATTACGTTATAGTCTACCCCTAGAACTTGTAATACACCATCTACGTAAACATTTAGATATGATAAATCAGCTGGTTGATAAGAAATACTAAATTCTCTCGAATAACCATTGCTAATACCAGTATCCATAGTTGGAGGGGCTAATACACTACCATTTACACTAACTATCACCGTTGAATAATCTGGTACAGTATTGAATGAATTATTAAGTAAACTATAAGTAGTAATTAAATTTCCATTAACATCTACGTTTGCTGTGAATTCGGTATCTAATACTGTACTATATTGATCTGTGTTAAAAACTGTAGCTACTATAAATGATCCGTAAATTGGCGGAGGTACTATTGTAATTGTATTATTTTGCAACTTAACATTACTAGAAGGTATTATACTTCCATTTGCAGTAACCATTACATTATTAATCTCAGTTAAAAAGTTGTTTAGTGTATAAGTACCTGTCTGGCCGTCAGCAACAAATGTTTCCCGATCTACTATGCTAGTGTATATCGGAGAAAATTCTACGCCCGAACCGCCCTGTGGATAGATATAAGATTGTGTAAAATTACCCGATGGTTTTTTAACATATAACCCCGGATTTACCAACGATACAGCAAGAACACCCCAAGTCAATAAGATGACTACTCCAGATCCTTTACTAGATGTTTGCCACTGAATATTAGTTGGTATGTTTGTATAATTACCCGGCGATTGAATAGAGACTGATAATATAGCACCGGTTTTTGATATTTGATCAACAACAATTATTAGTTTACTAACAGCATCAGTATCTTTTATTCCATTGTTAGACAATATTAAAATATCGCCAATTTTATAATTTTGACCGTTTGATATTATATGAGCATTAACAGCAGTAATGTTTGTAACAGTAACTTTTGCAGCATTTTGTGAGCCATCTCCTAATAATGCAGGTATGCCGCCACCTAGTACTATTGAATCATTAATAGAATAATTTTCACCGCTATTCACTACATTAACAGATAAAATGCTACTACCTGACCCACCTTCACCAAAAGTGGTTATAATTAAATTTTGCCCAGATGCCGGAGGTAAAATGAATACCAATGTACCAGTTTCAAAATTTATTACATAATCATTAAATGGTCCATAATACAACATACTACCATTTAGATAGGCTAAAACAGCTGATGTACTCTGTGGCCTCAGACCAAGATCATAATGATCTGTACGACCGTCTGTTACATATGATTTTGTTGATACAATTGGTCTTCCTCCAACAGGTATAGTGTAAGTGTCTAAAACCATTGCATCTCGTAATTTGGTCTTATATAACTCTTCTGGATGATTTTCTTCAATATTAGGTTGTATATAATCACCACCGTCTGTTATTATATCAAAATCTCCAGTGGGTGCAGGTTCAAACGTAGTACCTGCATATAATACCCAAATATTTGGAACATTGCTATCAAGTGGCGGATCAACAAATGCAAGTGTTTGGCCTCCCCAGATCGGTTGTATAATTGCACCCGATCCGTTACCTACCTGATAATCCTTGTATCCTGTAATATACGGATTGTGTTGAACAATATTATAAAATCCTTTGTTCACTACTTCTACTTTTTTAATAGCACCTAATGACGTAACCTGTGTTACTTTAACTTGTATATCACTGCTATCAGAAGTTGGTATATCTTCTAATAGATCTAATATTTCTCCTACTTGATATCCATTACCAGGTTCGGCTACTTCTGCACCAGTTGCCCAGTTTGGAATTTTATAGTCAATTCCGTAAGTTAATATTACGCCATCTCTCCAAATTTTTGTATGAAGCATGTCTTGAGGTATTTTAGACAATCTAAACTGTTTAGTGATACCATTACCGTAGAATTGATCATAAACAGGTGGCATACCACCTTCTAATATAATTTCTAAATAGCTATCAAATGCTGTTGCATCTGCATCCCATCCAGATGCAAAATCCCAAGGGGCTAATCCCCAACCGGGTGTCATATTAAAATTATTTCCCGAATAAACTTGACCCTTAAAATCAGTGCCGCTAATTAAATCTGGACTATCTATCGGCGGCAAATATAATGAAGGACTATACAATTTCATTATGCGATCAGCTGCTCCGTATGTTTGGTGGAACACGCTTCCGTTTACTCCGCTACCAATCCCTATATTACCGCTGTAATATCCTACTATTACATTACCAGATGCTGAGGTAACCACAACATCAGTAGATGCAAATGAAACTAAAGTATTACCCTGTTGAATCACATTGCTTATTGTAACTATTTCACCAAGTGTAAAAGTATTACCTATATAATCCGGTGACACAGTAAATGTAACAGTATTTCCAGAACTGTATGCATTTATAATGCTAGCTGCGGTTGGCATGCTTGCTACTCTATCAAATACCAATGTTGTTTTTAAATTTCTAATTAAATTGGGGTTTGTTTTATAATTATTATACCATGAGGAATAGGTAGAATTATTTGCCATTATATTAGCATCATAAGAATCATTCTCATTTAATATTGATCCATGATAAGGAGGTTTGTCAAAATCATATAGTTCTATCGAAGGAGTATCTATAGCTGTTCTACCGCTTAAGAATTCTCTTACCTTACTTCTATACGGCTTTGCCTCATTAATATAATTCAATAATGTATCAACTGTGCTAGGTGTGTATAATTGACTCATTGTCAAGGGTTCATTAGATCCGCTTAAAACCATGAAACTAGTTTTAAAAACCCAATCTACATATTTCTGTTCACTAAACACATAGTTAATCATGGTAAAGAAAAAATTATTCAAATCTATACCGTCAGCTGAACCAAAAATACCGTATCTTATTCCGTCAAAAATAATTCCAATTTCAATGGTTGGGTTATAATCAAATGGTGCACTATCATATAGAGTCTGATCCCATCCAGTTAAGTTTGCAGAAGTATTCCATAAATTATCACTAATTTGTATAGTACCATCTTGTAATCCAACTACCTGTTGAATACCATTTACTAATCCAAGGAGGGCCCACCCGGTTGAACCATAGTCAAGAACTTTTATGGTTTGAGTACCACTTAAATTAATGTTCACAACATCATTTAACGTGTTTACAGTATATGTAGGAATGGTATTAGAATCAAATCCAGTATAATACCAATCAACATATGACCAATAGTTCTGCACATTATAAGACTGTTGCTTAGTTAATACGAATTGTGATAAACTGTCATACCATGTCCATATAGTCCACATGTTGTTATTACCAACTGTTGGTAATACCAGCACACGAGCACCATTTTGTACTCTATGTGATAGTAAATTTAGACTTGACATATCATTTGCTTTGTAATCCCAATTTCCCACAGATGGTGGTAAAGGTTCTCCCTGATTAAAATATGTTATCCATGATGATTTTTCAGTATCAGTTACCAAGGGAGTTAACGATTTTAGTAATGCATTGTTAACATAATCTAAGCCAATACGTAAAGCTGCTAGTCTATTAATGAACCAACTTTGTCTAGGTCGTATTAATGTACCATATCTCTGTAATTCATTAAGGTAAGGGTCTGGGACACAATTATCCATTAAATCGTACCCAGTTAAACTATCTCTAAGTTTAGACCAAAATTGTTCATCAATTAAAGACGACCCGTCACCGCTTCTAACTAACGACCACTCTTTATAATCATTGTCATCATTTGGTCTACTGGTATAAATTAGTTGAATAACTGTATCGTCTGATTTTAAATATTGATTAATATTACATACTATCAAACTACGTTCGCTTATCGCTGCATACCAAGATATACCATTTGAAAGTGGATTTATGATGATATTGGTAATTTCATTTGTAGTCAATGATCTAGTCGGAACTGTTGGTCTCATATCACTGTGTCCAACCCAAAAATAATACCAAGTATTACTATTACCGTTTGAATCGTATTCTGTGGTCTGAGTCCATGCAGGAGATGCTGCATTTCTAACCACCCCGGACAATGTATATCCAAATCCATACTGAGAAAGAGTAGCTTGGGAGGTCGCGTATGAAGCCCAGTCACTAGGGGGGACAGGACTTCTTACCCACTCATATATATCTATAGTAGTTCCGGGTGCCAATTTACCCCAATTTTTTGATTTATAATCTGTACTTCCTTGCTCGTAATCTATATATCGTGTGGTACTTAAATCCCACCACACTTCGCCAACGTGGGAATCGGCCCACGATAAGTTAGAATCAATACTATAAATTGCTGTGTCGCCATTATTATATTTTGCAGGATCAAAAACATTTTTGTATGTTATTTCTGTATTGGCTGTACCAGGTATAAAACCCTTAGCTGGATCAAAATATTCTAAATATGCAACAACTGATAACGACGTCTTGTTATATAATTTACTTTCTAACATAAGATCAGCATTTACTTTAGACTGTGCAGTTCTAATAGGTTCCCATTTATTTAAATGACGTTTATAAACAGTCCATTGATTTTCTGATTCACCATTATCAACATAAACTATGTCGCCATCAGTCCACCCATTTAACATCACGGCTGATTCTAGATCAGTCTTGCTATGATATCGTATACTACGATACACTTGAACAGTACCTGAATTTTCAGAAATGAATGTACTAACTGGTAATGTAATAGTATCCACAGTGACATTTTGTGCTGTAAAAGTACCATTAAGAGTATCGTTATTAATAAAATTACTGGTTACTATAATATCTCCGTTTACAATACCATGTGGCCCTTTAAAGTTGATTACAGTTGTATTATCTACAGTAGTAGTAATAGTTCCAATAACTGAACTTGTCGGTGAAGCCACTTTCCATACTGTCCATGACAGATTGTCGGTTATGAACTGCCATATTGTATCGCCTACATTCAAAGATGTACTAGTGGGTATTAGTGTATATGAAAAATTCAACAAAGCTGTTTGGTCTACAACATAATATGTTGTTTCACCTAACTGAAGATATCCAGCAGTAGGTAAATCTTCATAAAAATTATTTCCGACAGATGCTCTCAGAGGGAATAACTTGCCCTCATAATTCTCTGGTGGCACGACAATTGCTGGGTCCCTAGCTGTTATTTCAATAACTCCGTCTCTAGGTTGTGTACTGTCATAATAACTGAAAACATCAATACGTTGAGGATTGTTAACAAACTCTGACTGCGGTAAAATAAAATCAATATTACAATTAAGACTTACAGCACCATATCGCCCAGTTCTAAACGCAAATTCTTCGTAATAATTAATAACTTCGCCGTTACCTAATATACTGGTATTTCTTAACATGGTGTTTAGTACCCGACGAGATCCTTTTTGTCTAATAAATCCTTGATAGAATTCAAATTCTGTAGATTTGTCTAATAGTAAACTTTGTAAATAATCTCTCGATTGATAACCTATTAGATGACTAGCAAGTGATGATAAATCAGAATTAGTAACAGCATGATTAACACTAGGTGTATCTATAACATTGCCTGTCGTATTATCTATTTTCAGTACATTTTTTGGTTGATCTATATTATATAATAATCTAAAATCTTCTGCTGTTTTTTCAAAGTTACTGACCATCTTCCATTGATTAGTAGCCAAATCTTGGTAGAGAAAATATCCGGGTGCATCTAGTCTTCCAGTCCAGCCATTTGTTCTATATCCATATACTTTAAGTCTAGGCTGATATATGTTATATAACGGATCATATATAAGATCATTGAACTGAGTTACGTTGTCAAACAACAGTATATGTTCAACTGATGTCATAAACAGTCGTAAACCAAATATAGTTTGATTATTAATAGGATTTACTAATATTTCGCCATCTTGTCTAAGAACTTCTACATTTTGTGTCTCTATTGGCTGTCCTAATTTGTCTAAAACAGGATATGTGCCTCCTATTGTGCCATTTACGTATTGAATGCTACCAAAATCTTGTCGAAACTTAACTCCGTTAGCGGCCGGGCTTAGTGCTACAAAGTTTCCGTTATCCCAATTACCTTGACTCCAATACATAAAATCTTTAGCACTTTGTCTCCAGTTTATAACGTTACCACTGTCTTGATTAACAGTATCAAAAACCCAACCATTGTTTTCTAGCCATCTACCATAAGATATTAAAAAGTCGTAAACTTCCTGTCTAGTACCAAATATGGTGCCATAAGGAACGGTTAATGTACCTTGTCCTGTTTGATATTCTGTAACAGATTGATTACCTATAACCAAATTAATTTTTGGACCGGTCTGTATGCTGGGAATAGTAGTAAATGTCGGTGTAATACCATCATATCCATACACTTTCCATCCATTGTTTATCTTAGAAACTATAACTCCGCTATAAAAATATACTCCTAAACTAGTTGATCTGTATATGTAAGCTTGTATATTTTCACTAGGTATTAATTGATTTGTATAACCAAGTTGTCCAAAACTGTCAGCGGTAACTCTTAAGCTATTGTCAGTGCTAATAAACCCACCAACTTTGTGTGCCAAAACACCGTACGATCCCCTGATTAAGTTGCCCATATAAGTGGTAACGCTGAGATTTTGGCTGATTAAATACTCACTTATCCAATGTTGGATACCCCAGCTTCCAAAGAATGTTAAATTTGATTCATTTGGAATATTTAAAATTTCATTAATACTTGAAGGGTTCTCTCTGTGAACATAAAATCTGCTGCTACTACGACGACTATTTGTATCAATATACAAATATTGTTTAGTATCATTTGATCCTGCACTAACAGTTCTTAATGGATCCCATCCTTGCTCGATAAATCTAGCAGGTTTCATTAAATAACCAGTTAATGCAGCAGCAAATTCATATTCAATACTGTTTATCCATGCATTTTCTACCGGTGCACCATCGCCAAATTCCCACTCAGATTTAGCATCAACAGTTGTTGGTAGATTTACTATAGTTCCTGCTAATAAAGGAGGTAGTAAATTTCCTTGATCATCAACTGGTATACAATCCATTAATCCAGATCTAGCCCAATTTAAATCTCGACCAGCTCTGTTTCCCTGTCTAATCATACCATCTCTAAGATCAGTCCATAAATGTGTATTTCCTTTGGTGTACGGAGCAGGACCATACTCACTTATCCACCATGTGGGTTGTTGACTAAATCCCAACATTTCCCATGGATTAGTATGAGGACGATCAGTATCATAGAAATATCTGTAAATTCCTCTCCAATGGCCCGGAACATAATTTCCTTGTTTATCAACACAATTGCTATAATTAAATGAAAACTGATTATTTGGTGAATAACCAGTATTAGCCATATAGTCAACTTGTGCGTGTATTATCCATTTACTAAAACTAGGTCTTAATATGTTTAAGTATTCTTTTCGTGTATAATCAGTTGTTCTCCATTTTCCCGGAGTATATATTCTAACATCAAATGCAGGTACTGCATCAATGTCACTATACATAGACGGAATAGCATTATAAAGGTCAAGTTCAAATTGTAACCATGCCGATGCTACCGGATTAGTTAATAGTGTTGGGTTTGAAGTTTTAGTTGCATTATTGCTTATAGTACCTAACTGTAATCCTTCTAAATCTTCTAAAATAATTCTAGCTCCGTCGTGGGTTTGCAAGGTTAACTTAGGTGGATAATAATCAGAGTCTAAATATGCAACTGGCTTATAAGCCGGAGCTACTCCTAACTTAGTAGCAGTTGGCGGAACAAATGTAGGCTTAGCAGTTGTTGTTGAAAAATCTTCATTTTGTTCATATCCACTATATGCCCAAGCACTTATTTTGCTTTTGCCAAGATTTACTTGTGATAGAGCAGCATCTATCCATTGTTGAGGAGTGATAGATTTATCGTATCCTGATGTTGAATATAATTTAAACAATGTACGTATAAATCTATTATAAAATTTATTATACTCTCTTTGTGCAAATTGTATTGCTAAACTTGGATCAGTTAAACTTGTACTGCTTAACATGCCGGTGTTGATATTATTGCTATTCAACATCATTAACTTTAACAATGGTGATCTGTGCTGTAATATTTCTAGACCTAATCCTCTATTCTGAGTACTATCTCTCCAATTTGTGTTACCTACACCATTACTTTGTTCATTGTATTGATTAGATATAATTCCTGTAAAGTGTTTTATAGTTTCATTAAATGACACATTAGTAGGTTGATTATTATTGGGATTTGCTACTAAATTTATAGGAAGTTGATAATATCCATTATTACCAGATGGTAAATTTGCAGACCAACTACGTATTTCAATTCTCGACGATACAGCAGCCGGAGTTGTGAGAGTTATTATTCGTCCACTTACAGTATAATTAACTTCTTCAAATAACAAATAAGAATTACCATTTTGAATTAAGTAAACCATTACAGGTGGTAATGATCCAGTCGAATAATCAGCAGGTATTTGATCTATTAAGAATGTTGTAGTCGGAGTTGTTATATCAAACGAATTAATTATATATTGTTTACTAGGATTACCACTGTTATACCAACCATTACCAATATAACTATCACGATACCAAATATATCCATTGAAATCAGTAAGCTGACTATTTTCAATATATGAATAACTTCTTGTCGTTAAAGAGTTATCAAAAACATAATCTCCAAATTGATCTCTTTTAATTTGTAGTCCTAGTATAGAATCAACTTGTGCCGTTATGTCTATTGCATATGTAAATATTGTTGTTCCTGTGAAATTACTTCCGGGATAAACTGCAGGATCTATTAAATTAATGCCGTCTTTGTCATATCCTGCAAACAACGGTGGTTGATATTTAACTTTGGCTTGTCCGACTACGTAATTGGTGCCGTTGTACCAGTAGGTGTTTCCGCTGTTGTAAACACCAAATGTTACGTATGCACAATCACCTATAGCCGGCGATCCGTCTGTATTTTGTCCATCGGATACCAATGTTAGAGTAATTAATCCGTATTCTACAATACCACCTACTTCGTATATTCTATTATTAACTTGTGGATTTAAATCAGCAGTTACTAATATTCTCATGCCGTCAATAAGTGTAGTGTCGTCAACAGTTCCACTTGCACTTCCGACTAGTGTTTCAAAAATATTAATTCTAGTAGTATCAACTAAATCAACATCAGGGCGGCCAAAAGAACCAAAATTATAAAGGTCTATGTTTGCGTTAAATTCAATAATGGGTCTTGATGCATTAACCGCAATACCTTCTTGTACAATTGTTCCGGCTAACGCTAGTACATCTTTATGAAACCATCTATTATTCCAACTCCATCGATTGATATTCGTACTCAGTCGTCCTATAGTCATATAGTCTGGAACAATAACAGAATCATCACCAGACCAACCTCTTGTATCCCAACTTACAGTATCCCAACTGGGCTTTTGATATATAATGTCATCTTTAATTTTAATAGACCGACCAACACCTTCTATTATCAATGTTCTATTGTTTAATGTATAATCAATATCATCGATAACTTGTATTCTCATACCGCTTGTAAATACCAAGCTTCCGGTAACAGTAGTATCAGTAGATGTTAGATAGTAACGACCTGTATAAGTATATGTAACAGCCCCAATTGCTAAATTAACCAAATCAGTTGTATCTAATAACTGAATCATATCAGGACCGTCTGGTACCCAATAGTATTCGTAATAGTTAACAAATTTATCAATGTCTATAGGGGGAGACCAACTATAGTAATCACCATCTAGTAGTCTACTGGGATTACTTACATTAGCACCTTGTAAACCCAATTGATTTATGATATCATCATAAAACATTACATTGTTAATACTACCCGACGATTGATCAATACTAACAGCGGTAACAGGCAATTGATAGTTAAGTCTTTCCTGGTCATATTCAGTTACATAAAAATCTTTATTTGAATTATAATATGGCGGTTTAGATCCTATATAACCATTAATAAATTCAACATTTTCAGGTTGTAGTAAATGATCAACTGTGGCATTGAAAAACTTAGCTAGAGTCTGAGTTTGATTAACATCTGGTAACAAATCTATAGTTGATCGTTTAGGTACAACAGTGTTAGATGTTACTAACAAATTACTTGTTGCTGGTTTAAGCGGCTGTGGTCCTATAGCTGTTAAATTAGCCATTGTTTATTCCTAATTCTGATTCAGTTAGTGCCTGAACTATGTCAATATCTGTAACTCTAGCACAACTTATAAAAATTTCGTCCGGATCTGCAGTAATTTCAAAAAGATCACCAAAGCTACTACCCCCGCTCAGTGGGACAATAACTATACTGCCAAGAACCGTAGCTAACTGTGTATGTAAGTATGCTGCTAATTCAGTAAAAAAGAAGCTTGATCCAAAATCCCAATTAGCTAAACTAAAATATTGATTAATAGCTGCAATGACTTTGGATTTAACTTCACTATCACTAGTTAATGTACCCGTTGTTTTTACTACTTTGAATCTAACTTGATATGCAGGGTCAGCTTGCTGACCGAACAATAGTCGATATTTAACTGGATGCCAAACCATTTGATCTGTCATCATTTTATATAATTCAAACTGATTAAAAGTTGTTAATAACTCATCTGTTGTTGGGGGAGACGGCATAGTATTAACTGTACCGTTAAGACTAATCCAATTTCTCATATCAGTATCATATTGACTGGTTAATACATACATATCTATGATATTGTTAATAGCTGGATTAATTCTTTGATCAGACGATGCATAATGCTTCCATAGATAACTTAAATTATTGCGACCAACTCTAACTTTATAACTTGTTGTAACATCTACCAGTTGAAGGTTTGTATATGAATAAAATGCCGAAGTGTCTATGACAAACAATAAATCTCCGTTTTTTAATTTATCAATAACAATATCTGATTTAGTTTTAAATATATTATCAGAAGGAATAGTAATAGGTGAGTAGTACTGATACCCGTCGCTACTTATAAGTTGTTGCCAGAATAATAATTTATTTGTTCCTATGTTTGGATTAACAATATTAATAAATTCGTCAGGATTATCTGCTGCACCTGAAGTTTTAGAATCGTTAAATGTAATTTGAACACTTCTTGCTTCGGTGTATCCGTCCGGATAAACATATTGTCCTTTTATTTTCCAGAAATAATCAGTGCCTAATGCATATGAAGAGTCAGGTTGTGTATTAACTCCCAAAATGTTTATATAATCTTCTTTGGCTAACCCAGTTGTAAGATCAATTACTTTATTAGTATTAGAAAAATAAAATCTTACATCATTGACGCTTTCAAAGACGTATCTTTGAGATCTAGTATACATTCTCCAATTTGGTCCAATGTAAACCATCTTTATTAACCAACTAGCATCTTTACTAGTACTAGTAATATCCTGTGCATTTGTTAACGAAAATAAACTGCTATTGCTAAGATTATCGTTGCTTATCACATACCAAGATGTTGTTGTTGGATTATATCCAATACCAAATGTTTGTTGTTGATTTATAGAAGCAGCTATACTTGAAATTTCATCTGAATTAAAAGTTGTTCTCCAAGTAGGGATTATATATTGTACAACGTCCCCGGTAGTTACATTAGTATCAAGAGTCACTGCTCCTTGACCGTTAGATAATATTCCAGTTTGTGAAATTCCGTCACCGTCCCCTACTATTGAAGATACATACGACCATCCGCTATTAGCAAAATTAACCATACTTCCTGTTTGAATATATAGTTGTGGGGAACCATTATGTACAGCATCTCCTAATTTTTGAGCAGTTGCTCCTGTGAAAAATGCACCATTCATACTACCAGAATTACTGTTAACTGTTCTCCACACTAACAAACTTGCAGGATATCTTGGATAATTATTTAAGAAAAAATCTCTTAATTCGGTAGATATTTTAGTTGATGACGCAGTTCCGCTTATCATCGGTTGTATGTATGTGGTTACAACGGCTGATCCATTAAATGCAGCATTATAGGAAAAATCGTATTTGTTAAGGTCGTATTCGGAATATAAAATACCATCTTGACTGAAAACATTTATATTTTGATAGTTTCCAGTTGGGTCATTTATATCCATATAACGATTATGTCCTGCGTATGTTCTATTAACAGCTTTGACTTTAAGAGCTTGTGAACTCTGTAACGGATAAAGGTTATAATCTTCACCATTAACCATTCTGTCTTGAGTATAATATACCTGGCTAGCATTTAAAGTTATTTGTTCATTTGTTTGGCTAGCTTGACTATTAGCCACTGTAGTTTGTAAGCTAGCATTGAATACTATAGAATAAGTGTTATTAATATTGTCATTATAATTAAAACTAAATTGTAAATTGGACATATCAGTTGGTCTAATCTGATATTGTAAGCCGTTACTGACTCTATACCATACTCTTATCAAACCTATTGGAACATTACCAAAATTACCGTCAGCAAATCGCACACTTATTTGATCAGAACCATTATTATCTCTACTAACAACAGAATATATATTTCTTACACCTTGGTCAAGACTATTGTAAATTACATTAAAACCGTTAACACTAGGTACTTGCGTCCAATCGGTTGTTACTAACCCATTAACATCTACACTTTGTACCCATATGTCTGTTTGATTAACATTATCAACTGCTACATCAATAATACGATTAGCTATTTGATAATCTAATCTATAATCGCTAAACCCAATTGTACCCTGTTTGAACATCAAAAAGAATCCAGTATTGTTACTGGAGTTTCCGTTGCCATCTGACCTATATATTACATTCCAACTGTTTAGTGGATTAGGCGACATTTCATAGAAATATCCATAATTATTAAAAATACCTGCATCAGTGTTAACTGTTGAAAAATTTGGATTTACTAATTCAAAATCCATCGAATTACCACCAACTGATGCAGTAAATGGTATTGTACTAGTTGGTATTATAGTGTTATTGAGTTGGTACAGCTCTGTATTAATTCCGCCTATTGTACCGGTTGAACTTGGATTACCAAAACTATTATTACTGTTTAAGCTTGAATTTAAAACCAATATAAATTGCTCAAACCAATCTGGATTGTTTAAATCATTCCATGTAATAGTGGTATTATTAAGATTTAATCCGTTAGAATCATAGATGTCTTGATTACAAGTTACTTGTGTTATTTTAAGCAAACCTTGTGCAGGTGTACATCTCTGAGGTTGATAGCTCAGCATTCTTGCTAATCTAAATATACTTTCACGACGAGTTGCTGTATCTATAAAATTCTCTCTTGTATTGAGATCCATTCTAAATGCAAGACTTTGTCCGAGATAGGATAATAAATCAATAATTGCAACAAATTCAGAGCTTTCGATCCAGTCATTAAAATCCTCCGGATATGTTAGTCTAATATAATTGATCATTGCAGCTCTAATAGTATTAAAGTCGTATGAGCTGAAATTTACTTTACTAAATGCAGTGTATAAAACCTGCCAATCTTCTGCTGCAAATAATTGTGACTGGCGTTGTTGCTGCGAAACTGTCATTTATAGTCCTTAGAAGTTTGTCATAGTTCTATTATCAAATTGTAAACTAAAAGTGTCTACTACGTTAAACGGTACATAGAGTAAATCCATCTGTACAGTAAATCCCTGATCAAACTGAGTTACTGCAATATTCATCAATTGAACTCTACTATCTGAACTTATCACACTAGTACATTCCTCTATTATTGAATCTTGTACTATATCGTCAAATTGTTCAAATAATAAATCCCATATACCACACCCATAAGTTGGCATCATTACTCTTTCACCCTTACGAGTATAAAAGTTATTTAACAAATCTCGTTTTATCAGTTCTATGTCGGTGAATTGTTGTAATTTGCTGTTTGTTTCAACAGTACTATAACCAACAAATAACCTTTTATTTTGTAATACAGCCATAATGAATTGATATCTCTCAGTTCTAACTGCATATTTATCTATTGATAAAGTGCTGGGTTAATTTATCCTGTTGGGGGTTTAACTCCCGACATAAACCATTGTGCTTCTTGACGACGCCTTGATATTAACACAGAAGGATGTGCCCAATTCATAAAACCTTGCGGAACAGCTTCAAAATTACCAGCATTGATTGCAGTTGCTAAATCAGTGCCAGAACAATGCCCTGTGTTGTAGGCAAAACTAACTAGAGAATCAAACTGACTCTGAGTAAGACTTACTGTTATGGCTTTCTTAACAAGATTTTCCCCTTTTGAAACAACATCCTGCTGGAATAGTTGATCAGCTTGTGCCATTGTTATTTTGCCATCTGGCAAGTCTACTCGTTGTCCATTGATTATTACATACTTTCCTGCTAATTCTGCAGGAGATAACTGATGACCATGACCAATTGAAAACAACTTAGTTTGACCCGGCGGATCAGGCGATATTGACCAAAACATACCTTCTTTTGACTTTAACCATGCCAATCCGCTAGCACTAGTACTATAACCAGCACAAGGTCCTATTGTTAATGGACCTGTAGCACCACCTTGGTATTGATAAACTGGATTACCTTGATTGTCGTACCCAATACCTTTATAGTATCCGGGTGTCATGCCGGGTTTTGGAGTACCTACTATATCTAAAGGAACATTTGAATTTGCTACTATCTCACCTTTTCTTGCTAATTGTATATTTGGATCTGTAACGGGATTAGTTTGTTGAACAGATCCGTTGTACTGACCCGATGCAGCACTAGAATCGTGTGGGTAAGGCTCGTGATATACTAAATTGTAAAGAATTGTTCTTCTTGTTATTGGTGTAATTGTACCGTTAATAACTGTTGCATCTACTACATTTAAATCCTGAGGAGCAAGTGCAAAACTAGCAGCAGTAGCATCTCCGGGAACTACACTATTAAGATGAACGTTGGTAGCAGTAGCATGTATTTCTGCTTTGGCTTTTATGTCAACATCACCGCCGTCTGATTGTACAAACATTGATCCTGCTGCTTTATAATTACTATCTTCTTTGGAGGTATTAAATATACCCCCTTGTGCAAAAGTATGTACATCCCCTTGTGCTCCTATAAAGAAATCATCACCGGATGACATATGAACTGCTGTGTTAGCATTCATCTGAATTATACCACCGCCCTGACTCGATGCTTCTACATCTGGATCACCTCTGGCTTTTATGTTCATGTTACGACCGGCTTCAAAATTAATATCAAGATCGGCTCTGATATTAAAACTACGCTCAGTCCTCATGGTTATATCATTAGCTGCGTACACACTAACTGCACCATCTGCTGTCATGCTGAACCAATTATTACCAGCGCTGGTGATCATGTATATCTCACCAGTATCATCATTTAACAATATTTGAACACCACCTTGTGTTCTTAATCTAATAAAGGTATTAGCCGGATCATCATCAAGTACAAATTGAGACCCACCAGGTGTTAATAACCCATAAACTGAATTGTATGGATTAGCTCTGCGAGCGCCGCTATCAGACACCCCTCTTATTTGATCTTGATCTAGTCCCTGTGTTTTAAGTGCGTTTGCTAATGGATCATAAGTAGGTCTGTTAGGGCTATTAAAATTTATATTGGTCTGCATTTTATTATATTCGCCAACTGGCAGACCATTGGTTGTATTATTACCCGGTAATCCAGGGACCATGTGATTCATATTTTGTTGATATAGACAAGCAAACCATACACCCTTACCAGGATCACCGTTTATAAAACAACATAAAATTTCATTTTCAAGATCTGGTGGCACAAACCACATTCCATAACTTCTTTGGGAATTCAAGTATTGATTTCCGTTGGTATTAGCAAAAACATTAGTAGCACCTGCAAACGGACTTGCATAGCTTACTGTTAACCATCCGGAACTATCAGCTGGATCTCCCCCTAACTCGGGTATCCATACTTTAAGACGACCCATATATTGATTATCTACAGTATCTTTAATAAATCCTATGTATATTTTATCTAATAAAGTCGCACGTCCGAGAGGCTCAAATTCAAAGCTTTTTGGTGTGTTAGTTGTTCTTGTAAATACGGGCATCTTCGATAGTTACCTTGTATAAAATTATCTAGTGTAATTTACAAATTGGTATTTGTAGTAACACTGGGTGTTAATAATTTATCTATTTTTTGGCTGAAAAGTTCTTTGTAAGCCGATAAAGTTTGTGTAAAACTTCCATTTTCAAAATGATTTTCAACTTCAAGAACTGAATAAAGACCATTAAATGTTTCACTTCCGGCGTCTAAATTCATTAATCCAGTGTTTTGGTCATAATTGGTTGCAGTCTTAAATGTTAATAAAAACATATTTTCACCTTGAAGAAAGTCAGCATAGTTGTAGGATGCACCAGTATTGCCAAATCGATACTCATTCATTTCTAAATTTGTCATGCCGATCCACCAAGGATCTCCTCTAATTTCTAAAGTTATGTTCAAGAAGAATTTATTGTCATATAAATTTCCTATAGTCTGACTGAACATGCCTTGACTAGATGGAAATGATCCGTTTTGTGTCGATGTGTCTGGATGAGATTTTTGTTCAAGCCCATTAAATGTTACTTGTTGAATTCTAGGAGTAGGATCAACAAAAAATGGTACCTGTAACGGATCTGTACTTGTGTTAGCCGGTGGCGGAAGACTCTCAAGGTATTTGTTTTGATTTGCAACTTGACTCGGACTGAGAATAAATGGCAATGATGTAGAAGAATTAGATATAGTAGATGATACATTATTCAATATAGACTGTAATGCATTATAAGAACCTGTACTAAAAGGTAATATAGGTGTTGCTGATAATGACGGTAAAGCAGATGCAAATTGGTTAGTTAAATTTTGTATAGAAGATGACATATTACTCAGTTGAGAAACTGAAGATAGTAAGCTAGAAACACCAGTTGTAGAAATTAAACTACCAATACCGCTATCAAGAGCTTGAGCTGCTGTAGAAGTTATTTCAGTTAATAAATTATATCGTGAACTGTAATTTTTAAGGTCTCTAAATATTTGACTTTGCGGATCAACTACTGCCCCCTGTGTAGCTTGTCCATATGTATTGTTACCCAAATAACTAGGTAATGTAATTTGCCAAAAGTTTTCAACTTGTATATCAAACTTAATTACTTCTGTATTCTTGCCAGTATAGATGTATTCATATTTTTTAGCCAACATCGGAGTAGGACAATTGTTCAAATAACTAAATTTGTTGGTTTGATTAGTCAAGCTTCCCTGCAACTCTGCCTGTGCAGGATCTTTAACACATCTAGGAGTATAAAATGGAATGACTTTGTAAGTGACTGTCCTTACATAATCATTTAATATTGTGTTGTAACCTGATATAGACATCTGTGGTACAATTTGAATATATCTAGCAAGTCCGTGTGTTCCAACACTGGGACCATTTCCAGAAGACCCATATAGATAATTGTCTATGTCTGTGCCGCACTTTCCTATTGCAGTCATTATGAAACTACCAATATCCTGACCTCTGTTTATGGGAATATTAGCACCGTTTGTTCCTAATCCTTTTTGATCATCTCCTTTTTGAGGAGAGATTCTCCAATTCTGCATATCAGATGGTAATTCTATATTATATTTTGTTGTATTCTTGTTATTATCAGCATTTTGCGTATCTTTATTCAATGCATTGGTTAGATTAGTCATTACATCTTGTAAAGTTTGATTATTCTCTAACTTTAGTGTAGAAGATGTTAATGATATTTGATTTGTATTAACTAAATCATTATCAGATACACCTTCTAATTCATATATGGTACCAGTCTGATTAGTTTGTAATGTGGAGTTTAACCACATTACTCTCCAAGCTTTGTATGTACCTTGTATTTTTGGTGTTATATTACCGTCATTATCATACCCGTCAAACCAAAGCTCAATAAAAAACGGAAATCTGCTTATGTTCTGAATATTTAAAGTCTGTCCTGCAGATAATATATAATCTTGAAGTGTTAAACCAAATGGTTCTGTAATAGTCATACTCCACTTCATAAGATTCATATTTTGGTGTTTAAATCCTGGTGAAGTGGTATTAGTAATATTAAACTTGGTTATATTAAATCCGGCCGTGACACCAGATTCGGCTATCACTATCTTGTCCGACGACGGGATACCAGATGTAGATGATACACTATATGCAACACTTTCTCGGGCCACAGAAAATACAATATGATATGTATAGTTTGCATAATTATTAAGAATATTACTGTATGTTTTTATAGAATTAGGATTAACTGTTTTAAATAATGACGGCTGTGCTGTAGAATAATTGCCGATATTTGTGTTGAACATATTACCGAGTATCTGCGGAGTTGTGTTAATATTGGTTCCATTTTGGTATGCAGTTTGTAAAGTTGCAGGGTTAACCCAACTAACATTATTACCAATAAGAAATTGTGAAGACTCAGACGATCCGGCAGGAATAGAAACTTGATAATTTAAGAAAGATGTAGATGTATCAAGTGCTAACGGAAATGCCGGCGCAATTGGTGCAGGATTTGACATTTTATATATAAGCCCCTATGGTGTTACTAGATGGTGCATATATTACAGTTCCAGATTTAAAATCATATACAGGATCTTTTATTACATTTGGGTTACGTACTGCAAATATCCACCATAGCTGCGGAGTTCCATACAAATCATATGATAATAAATCTGGTCTATTGTTGTATTTTGTATCTAAACTGATTATCAAGTCATCCGATGCTGATGGAATAATTCTTGCTGTCCAAAAATCAAGATAACTTACATATTTGTTAACTTGTAGTGTGTGTGCATAAGGACTTCTAGGATCGTATGTAACCGTCATATCCAACCTCCCCCTGTAAGCAATGAACCGTTTCTAAAACTATCAAGATTAAATGTTGTAAGCACTGACGGTGTATTTTGTACTGTCATAGCAACAGAAATATTAAATATAGCAGGTAACCAAACATACCCCGAACCTGCACTAGAATTTAACATACCAGATGACGACGTTGTAAAAACATTAGTTAATCCCTGTCTGTCTAATTGCGGATTTTGCCCTAATAAACTTAAATCAATTGGCACATAATCTGGTTCTTTGGGCATATTTGCTTGAAAGTTGGTTATTATCACTGGTAATTTGTTAAACATATATTGTCCATATGCATCAAATAGTAATATAGGCGGCGGAGTACCGGGATTTGCACTTTGTCCAAAATACATTTTAGTTACTGTTCGTAAAAAATGTATACAAGCTAATGCATATAAACCCTCTGTTTGATTTTGAACTGTAAATTCTCCTTCGCACGTTAATTTAACACTTGGTGTTTTTGCATAAGCATAAAAGTCTTGATTGGTATGTACCATTGGAACTTGTGTATATTCAACATCTTGTTGATAAGTTATTGCAGGCTGATAAGGCCATATCATACCATTGGTATTTAATATTGGGGCTAGTATATTTCCACCGGCTCCTACAATCTGATTCATTGCAGCTGGTTTAGGCCTTAATCTAGCTCTGCGACCATTAGAATCGCTATCATTGGTCTTATTAGAAAAATATGAATTAGCTAATGTGTTAAGCCCATTAAAATTAAAAAACCCTGACATTTTAAAACCGTTGTTATAATATGTTTATTATTTATATACACTATAAACTACGTATATAATCCATTTTGACTTATATGTGTAAATATGTTACACTTCAATCATTTGCCCTAATGTTATTTCTAATATAAGGAGTATTATGACTAACTCACCTACAAATAAAATCAAATATTTAACAAATAAAGACTTACTAGAAGAAATACATCGCAGCAAAAAAACCTATTGTGAATTTATTTCAGAAGAATATGGAAATTACGATTTTATTGTAACAGATTTATCTAAGGCTACACCTGAACGTATAGAACAAGCCAGAACTAAACGTTACACAGATACTGTAAGTAAAATGAAAAAGGAAGCTGTAGCAAATGGTATTAAAAATCCTCAGATAGTATTAGATATAGAAACTATAACCCCAGAAAGTATTGTTATAAGGTTAATGACTTTTGATCATGTTCCCATAAATGAAGAAAAATTACACAAGGCTAAAACAGAAGCAGAACGTCATATTAAATGTAATTTTCCTCCATTTCAACATTATATATTTAGAGATGGTGAATTTGTATGTGTAGGTAAAAGTCACTGGGTTGGTGGATTAGAAAATGGGTATTTTAGTGTCATGCACGGAAAAACAACCAATAGACTAGCACTCATGTTTATGAAGCTGGTAGAACGTTATAGTCACAGAGGCAACTGGAGAGGCTACTGTGTATGCAAAGATACCGAAGCTCTTACACAACGAGGATGGTTGGGAATCAATGATATAACAGAAAATGATATTATACTATCGTACGATCAAGGGTATTTAAAATGGTCTAAAATTAAATCTATATATCGAGGAGAATTCAACGGTTTAATGCATAAAATTACAAGTAAAACCGGTGTTGATATGCTTATTACACCAGAACATAAATTAGTTACACCGCAAGGTCTCGTCCCAGTTGAACTTCTACGCGAAAGTGACAAAATAATATTATTAGGTGAAGCTGTTCAAGATGACCTACAAACTTATTCTGATGCATTAGTCGAATTAGCTGGTTGGATTGTTACAGAAGGCAGTTATCGTTTCAGTAAAACAACTGGTATATTAAGTAATATAACTCTTTGGCAAAATGAAGGACCCTACGCTGATCGCATTAGAACGTGTCTAAATCAGTTAGGTTATAAATTTTCCGAAAGAAGTAATTTACAATATACTAATAAATTTAATGTTTGCTTTAGAATATCTAGCGAACATTCGAGAGAATTTGGAAAAGTTTTACCTGAAAAGAACCTTAACTGGGATTTTCTATTAGCACTTACTACTAAACAACGGGAATTATTGCTTGAAACAATGATCGACGGTGACGGGTGGCGAGTAGGAAAACAAAAGAGATATGTACAAAAATCTAAAGAACACATAGATATGTTCCAAGCTCTATGTGTAATCACCGGTCATAGATCAAATACTCATTATGTACAAGATAGGCTTTCATTTGGCAAAACTGTTAGTTACTGGAATGTAAACGTGTTTTCTAAAAGAAAGAATCAAACCAATACCTCATGCTTAGATTTTCATGGAGGAAAACGTAATGGACGAGAACATGTTGGTACCGGTAAAATCAATCATCCAAATGTTCCAACTACCCCTTATAACGATTGGGTATGGTGTCCCGAAACAGAGTACGGATGCTTTGTTGCCCGTCGCAACGGAACTGTGTACCTAACTTCCAATACCTACAATGACGAAATGAGGTCGCAGGCATTATTACAGTTGAGCCAGATGGGCTTGCAATTTGATGAAAGTAAAAGCGATACTCCTAATCCGTTTGCTTATTATACAGCGGCGGTGAACAATAGTTTTACTCGTATACTTAATTTAGAAAAACGTAGTCAAAATATTAGAGATGACTTGCTTATTATGCACGGTGCTATGCCAAGTTATACCCGTCAAACTGAACAAGATATTCAAAAAATGAGCGGTAATGCAGTAGTTAAATCTAAAACTATGAATAGATTTGGACGAGGACCAAAGGCTGCTCCCAAAACAAAATAATTCAATCTATCTGTTGACTAACTGGAATAATGTCCAGTATAATATGCAAATGGATAAGAATATTATTAATTGGTCTTTGGATCTTTTATCTAAACCAAGAATAAATTTTAATCAATTAATAAGCAGCCAATATTCGGCTGAATATATTAGATTATCAACCCTATTAAATAGCACCAATTCACGACAATTAATATGGCATGTGCTAAATCAAACCGACATAATACCTCTATGTAAATGTGGTAAATTATTAGGATGGCATCAAGACGAACATCAATATAGAGCTTATTGCAGCAAAAAATGTACAGCCATTTACACACAGGATAAAATTAAATCTACGAATTTAGAAAAACATGGTGTAGTTCATTACAGCCAAACAGCTGAATATCGAACAAAAGTTAAAAATACCAGTATTGAAAAATTTGGTGTAGAGCATTATTCGCAAACCCCTGAATTTAAGCAACGTACAATCAAAACTAATCAAATAAATTTTGGTGTTGATTATCCTGCTCAATCTTTAAATGTCAAAGAAAAAATGAAAACTACCTATCGTAAAAGATACGGAGTAGATAATCCTTCTAAATCAAAAAATGTTCAAACCAAACTGAAAGAAACAAATTTAAAAAAATATGGAGTTAGCAACCCTTTAAAATCTTCAGATATACAAGAAAAAGTAAAGGCTACTAACATTGAACGATACGGATTTGAAAATCCGGCACAGAATAAAGAAATTTCTTATAAAATAACAGAAAGTCGTAAAAGAAATAGACATACTTCAGAAGTATATGAGTTATTACATAATCCGTCCTGGTTAGAAAATCAAAATAAACAAGGTAAAAGTGTCGGTGAAATTGCTAAAGACCTGGATATCAGCTCTTCACAGCTTTGCAAATATTTTAACAAGTACGGTATAGAAATAACAAAACATTTCCGTAGTGCAATGGAAGCTGATCTATGTTATAGACTAGGTCAATTAAATATTAATTATAAATGTAATGTAAGAAATATAATATACCCTTATGAGATTGATATCTGGTTACCAGATTTTAATTTTGGAATTGAACTGAACGGTGCATATTACCACAGTGAAAAACAAGGAAAAGATTATAATTATCATTTATCAAAAACTCTTGCTGCAGAATCTAAATCTATACAATTATTGCAATTCTTTGATTGGGAATATTTTAACAATTCTGATCTTATAATTGATAAGATATCACATCTAATTAATACCAATAAAAAAATTGGTGCAAGACAATTGACTATTAATGTAGTACCTAATAAGGTTGCTAATAATTTTTTCGAATTAAATCATTTACAAGGACCTTGTAGATCAAGTATTTCTATAGGATTATTCGACAATAAAGGACAATTGTTATCTGCTGCTAGCTTTGGTAATAGCAGATATAATAAAAGGTATAATCACGAATTATTAAGATTTGCAAGTCTTAGAGGAACCGCAGTTGTTGGTGCTGCTGGGAGGTTATTAAAATATTACATACAAAATCATGTAAAATCTAACGAATCTATTGTTAGTTACTGTAATAGACGATGGAGTACTGGTAATTTATATAAAACATTAGGTTTTAAATTAGATCATATATCTAAACCGGGATATTATTACATTACTAAATCCGGAAAATATGTCGGTAATCGTCAACTATGGCAAAAACATATGCTTTCAAAAAAATTATTAACTTTCGATCCTAACCTTACCGAATGGGAAAATATGCAAGCCAATGGATACACCAGAGTATGGGATTGCGGAAACTTGGTTTATACTATGACGATTACTTGATTTAATCGTCAACTACACCTTAAAGTTAACAAAAGGAATTATCATGGCTCAAAAAAAAATTGACTTTAGCAAATGCGTAGCATTTACGGATATTCACTATGGGTTGAAGAATAATAGTAGAGATCATAATCAAGCCTGTGAAAATTTTATCCAATGGATGATCAATGAAGCTGAAGAATTTGGTGCACGTACTTGTATATTTCTGGGCGATTTTCATCACGTTCGCTCTGCAATCAATATTTCAACACTTAATTACAGTGTCAGTGCTTTAAGAACACTCAGCAAGCATTTTGACGACGTTGTGTTTATTATCGGTAATCATGACTTGTTTTATAGAGACAAATATGAGATTCACAGTTTACCGTATATAAAAGAATTTACTAACATACATGCTATAGACAAACTAACTGTATTTGGAGATGTGGCATTTGTACCGTGGCTAGTAGACGACGAGTGGAAAAAAGTACAAAAAGTAAAAGCTCCATATATGTTTGGACATTTTGAATTACCCAAGTTCAAAATGAATGCCATGATTGAGATGCCTGATCACGGGCAATTAAACCGTGATCACTTTGTAAATCAAAAACAAGTATTCTCTGGGCATTTTCACAAGCGTCAGAGTTTTGAAGATCGTATTTGGTATATCGGTAATTGTTTTCCTCATAATTTCTCAGATGCCGGAGATGATGAGCGCGGTATTATGTTATGGGAACCCGGAAAGAAACCCAATTTTAAAACATGGCCCGGTGCTCCCAAGTATCGTGTGTTAACATTAAGTCAATTACTGACTGATCCATATGCTTATGTCGACGATAAAACATATGCTAAAATTACAATTGATCTGGATATAACCTATGAAGAAGTTAATTTTTTAAAGGAGACTTTTGAAACTGAATTGGGTGCCAGAGAAATCACCATGCAAGTGACAAAGGCCACTGATGTGGGAGTAGACACATCGGCAGAAATCAACTTTGAAAGTGTTGATAGTATTGTTATTAGCCATTTGAAAAGCATTGAAAGTAATACGATCGACTCACAAAAATTGATTTCTATATATCAGAGATTGACAGTTTAAAAAATTGTCATATATTTAAAAGTTATATACACATATAAGTTATGTATATGGATAAATATTCGGAGTTTCCGACAAACAAAGGAGGCTAATATGAATTGAAAATTATCTTAAATCGTATTGTGTGTAAACTTAAAAGAAGCATCCACAAGTAGAGATGCCAAAGTCGACGCATTAATCTTAAGTTAATGATTAGATTTACATGTACTTGTGAGCAGCTTCTATAGATTAAATTAACTTAAATCTAAGGAGATAAAAAATATGAGTACAAATACAGCAGTTGGCGCAGTTGCCAACACAGAAGCAAAAGTCGTCGATCTACGCGGAATGTGGATTGGTCTAGCTACACTAAATGTTTTCTACCTAATTGTACGTATCTATGAGCAGATCTTTGGATGGAGAGCTGGTCTTGATTCGTTCGCACCTGAATTCCAAACCTATTGGATGTCTATCCTATGGACTGAAATCCCACTAGAGCTAGTTTCAGGACTGGGTCTTGCTGGATATCTTTGGAAGACCCGTGATCGGAATCTTGCTAACGTGTCTGCTCGTGAAGAGATGCGCCGTCTAGTTGTTCTAGTGCAGTGGCTAGTAGTATACGGCATTGCCATTTATTGGGGTGCAAGCTTCTTTACTGAACAGGACGGCACTTGGCACATGACAGTTATTCGTGATACTGACTTTACTCCAAGTCACATCATTGAGTTCTATATGTCATATCCGATCTACAGCGTGATTGCTGTTGGTGCATTCTTTTATGCTCGCACTCGTATTCCTTACTTTGCTCAGGGATACAGTCTAGCATTCTTGATTGTTGCTATTGGACCATTTATGATTATTCCAAACGTCGGTCTCAATGAATGGGGTCATACATTCTGGTTCATGGAAGAACTCTTTGTTGCTCCTCTACATTGGGGATTTGTGTTCTTTGGTTGGATGGCACTGGGTGTATTTGGTGTTGTTCTGCAGATCCTAGGTCGTGTACACGCACTTATGGGCAAAGAAGGTTCAGATCTTCTTACTGTGTAATAGAACCCTGCACACTTTGGAAAAGCCGCGCAAGCGGCTTTTCTTTTGACTAGATCTTGTAATACCATGATAGATTCTCTATAGTTATAATATACACAAATTGTCAGGAAAACCATGCTTAACATCAAATCCGTTACCATGAAAAATTTCATGAGTGTTGGTGCAGTAACGCAATCTGTAAATTTAAATAAAAATGGTGTGACATTGGTATTTGGTGAAAACTTGGACCTGGGTGGTAATGGTTCCCGTAATGGTGTAGGTAAGAGTACAATACTACAAGCTATTTGTTACGGACTATTTGGTACTCCATTAACTAACATCAAAAAAGATAATCTTGTTAATAAGATCAATCAAAAAAACATGAGTGTTAGTATAGAGTTTGAAAAGAACGGCCATAATTATAGAATTGAACGAGGACGTAAACCACAATTCTTTCGCTATATTGTTGACGATGAAAATGTTAATAGCCAAGACACAGATGAAGCACAGGGCGAAAGCAAGGACACACAGCATGAGATTGATCGCATATTAGGTATGAGTCATGCAATGTTCAAGTATATTGTGGGTCTTAATACATATACTGAACCATTTCTTTCATTGGGTGTTTCAAAACAACGAGAAATTATCGAAGAATTGCTATGTATTACTCAACTTAGTCAAAAAGCTGAAAAACTAAAAGAACTTGTTAAAAACACTAAAAGTGAAATTGAAAAAGAAGAACTACGAATTAGAACTGTTAAATTGTCAAATGAACGCATTGAAAATACCATTAACGACGTTAAGAAAAAATCTGGTCAATGGACTACCAACCATCAACAGGAAATAGATACATTAGAAGCAGCAATATTAAATCTAGCCGATTTGGATATAGAAACAGAGTTGAAAAATCATAAAGATGTTGAATCGCATCGGGAACTTGCACAAGCAATCAATCAATTGACACGCGATATTAATCTTAAAACTCGTCATACAAATCAGCTAGAAACACAATTAACCGCTTTGGTATCACAGTATACAAGTGTTTTAAACAAAGAATGTCCCATGTGCGGACAAGGTCTTCACGATCACACACACGATTCTATTACAGAAGATCTAGAAGGTAAAATAGCCAAGTTAGATCATCAAATTACAAATGAGAAACAGGAAATTGCTAATACACAATCTGAACTTGATGCACTATTACCTGTATTCGAAAACATAGGCAAACCACAAACTTTTTATCCATCTCTAAGAGAAGCATTATCTCACAAATCAACTATTGAACAACTTATCAAAGACTTAGAAAAGGAGAAAACTAGAGAAAATCCATATGCAGAACAAGAACTTAGTTTACAAGAAACCTTGCAACCTATTGATTACAGCATATTGAACACAAGTGTTAAAGATCGCGAACATCAGGAGTTTTTATTAAAACTATTGACAAGTAAAGATAGTTTTATACGTAAGAAAGTTATTGATCAAAATCTAGCATATCTTAATTCGAGACTAGGTGAATATATTGATAAATTAGGTTTACCGCACTTGGTTAGATTTATGAATGATCTCACAACTGAAATTACCATATTAGGGCATGATTTAGATTTTGACGGACTAAGTAGAGGAGAACGTACGCGACTAATTCTAGGTCTAAGTTGGGCCTTTAGAGATATATTCGAAAATACTAATCATGCTGTAAATTTAGTTTTTATTGATGAATTACTTGACTCGGGTCTTGATAGTGCTGGACTAGACGGATCTGTTGATTTACTTAAAAAAATGGATAGAGAGCGTAACAAGAATGTATTTGTCATAAGTCATAGAGAAGAATTAATACCGAGAGTTACAAATATTCTAACTGTGATAAAAGAAGATAGTTTCAGTAGATTTGATTATGACTACGACCCTGTAAATTAATCAAGCGCAGTACGTCTTTACCTGGTTGGCATTGTGTTCCCAAAACTTATTGTATTCACATATAAACCAAGATCCGTGATTTTTACTTTTATAAACCATGTATGGTATATTTTGAAAAACTAAATCTGATAGATCCTGTACAGCAACAAATTTAAGTGTGCGAGTTATTTTGCAAATTAATATATTAAAATCACCATCATCTGCTGCTGTCATTAACTGTTCTAACCAAGTTTCTAATTGTTTAACCTCACCGTTAAATAATTGATGAAATTGAAAGCTTCCGTAATTTTTACATTCTGCGTTCATTTTAGGAAAACTTTGTCCAGGTATTATATCACCTTTAAAACTACGTATTTGTCCTTCGTGCAGGAATTGCTTGCGATGAGAATTAGATCCCCCGACATATGAACCTGACCCAGGAGCTCTCATAAAATGTTCATTATATAACTTGGTTAGATCTGCTGCTACTTCTCTCTCCCAGCTATTACCTTTATTTTTACTCGGACTTGGCATATTACCACCTTATTATTATTAAACCTGTTGACAACCGTCATTTGATCAATTAAACATAGTATGATATATATCATTCAAAATTCAATAAAGGTGTATCATGTTAGATAATTCTAAGTTCCCAAGTATTAAAAAAAGTAAAAGAGAAAAATCATATAACATAGAAATTGATGCTATTAGTCGCAGACATCTTAAATTTTTTATGGAAAATGAATTATCCTACTATAATAACCTTATTATTAGCGGAACCATGAGGTTACGAGCTTTTCCCGAAGAAGTTGTAGCATTACGGGAAGGTTATGGAAGGTTGTGGGCGGCTATTGCTTATACCGGAAAAACTCTAAGAGATTTTGTCAAAAAGGATTTAAAAGAGTGGCCTAAGTCTATTAGCTCACTTGTACCATCGTCTGCTATTAAAAATGGTCGAGTAGAAATTGATGAGAGAAAATTACTTTTATTTGATTCAATATCAATAATAGGAAATATACATCCTCAAATGCGTAGACACATGGCAGCAGAGTTACTCAGTACCATGCTTCCGCAAGCTGATCAACTGGTACAATCACAAAAAAACATATCCGGACAAATGAAAGATCCTGTTCATATGCTAGTTCCCCGATATTACCCAGAACGTAGACATATTCAATTAACCAAAGATTTAGTAACAATTTCATATAATAAAGAAAAACAACAAAGCGAGTTGTGTATACCATATACAGATAAGCCATTAATTATCAAAGATGCAAATATAACCGAAGAAAAATTTAATTTAATGATTATCAGACAACAGCCAAATATATCCGTGAACAACAATACACCATGGCAAGTTGATTTAATGATCACTAATCATAACTATCTCATGGACTTAACTGATCAAAATATATATGTTAAAAAGAGGAGAGCTGCATAAAAAAGAAGCTGCAACTTTAAGTTGCAGCTTCTTAGGCTCTACACACATTGTATGTTAATATCACGTGGCTCAATCGTGTATCAACACTATTAGTTTACATATTACCGAAGTATAGGTCAAATTAATTAGAATAAAATTATATATATTTCAAAATTTATTTGATTTAATATAAACCAAAATTTATTGTAAAATTTTTGTCATTAATTTGACAAATTATGATAACAGAAGTGTACACTTAAAACTACTAAAGATAATACATATAATATTGTAACACACTAAGATCTCATATATAGGCACATAAGATATCCGCACAGGCTCACAATTGGCTTAAAATCCAAAACTCTAAAACATAGTCCCTTATACGTTAAAAATTGAAGGTTGGTAGCACCCCGACATTGCTACATTTGGACACAGTATAACCATGCTATAGGTTAAAAGATAGTGGCTCTGGAGAAAAAGCAACCACTGTAAATAGTAAGTTAGATTGATATGGCTTATTGTTTATCCGTTGAATATCAGCTGGTGTAATCGGGTACCGGTCAACCGCCCGTCCTTCCTTTATAAGGTCACCTTTGTCATAATGGCTATGAACTCATCAGAAAGCGAGTTTGTCATACTGATCCCGTAACTGGGATCAGTATGACCGAATCTTTCAGAAAACTAATTAACAAAGAGAATATAATACTTTAAGTATATCTTATTAAGAGAATGTCGAAGAGTAGTTAGCGAGCTATTGCGAGCGTCAACTACTCTGAAGACTGGTTGCGTAAGCAACCGTATAACCTAGATCAATAATTAAAAACTTCAAATCAATAATGAACTTTTGTGACTATAACATATTCTTCTTACTACCACTCATAGCTTCGTAGTGTTTTTCTACAACCTTAGACATGCGTTGTCTTTGGTCACTTGTTAATAACCAAGCATCATTGTAACTTATTCCACCTTGCATATAAAAAACCAAAGTCATGATATCTTGATCGATTATATTGCGGTTCTTTTCCATTATAGCTAACATCTCCTGAATACGCTCAGGATCCGCGGATGCTAGCGTCTGCCGAAAAAATTTATTGGATCAAAATTCAATGTTTCGGTCCAAGTATGAGAGCAATTAGTACATACAGCTTCGATGGTATTATTAATTCCAATATTATTAAGATTTTCTACGGTTTTAATTATAACATCTGCTTGGCTTTTATTGATACTGATCAACCACTCACTTATATGTTCTTGATCTGTTACAGTAAGTTGTTCTTTAACCATTACAATTTTATCTATTGAATTAGCTACTAATCCAAAGGTCATACGAGTTAATCGTTCCATACTTTCTGCAAGTATCTTAGCTTTTTCTATATCATTAATAGTTTCATTACTGTTGTCTATGGCTTTGAGAGTTATTTCCTCATTGAACTCTTTTTGTAAAAATATTTGTCTCATTTCTAAAGTGTATGGTTTTACGTGTACTATTAGATTACTATCTAAATTGACGATGGTATCAGATTCTTCAATAAAACTCATTGAATCGAGAAAATGTTGACAATTTACCTCAAAATTATTCTCGTGTTCGCATTTTGGACATGTTCTGTCAAGATCATACTTGCCTCCAGACGTAGCTATCTTTATAGATAAAAATAGTGCATTTAAATCTGGTATCATAAACTTCTTTGCGTGTTTAATACTGGGAGCGCAATTTATTAGCACTTTTTCTAATGCCTGTCCGTTTAACATTGCATCCGGTGTGTTTAACATAACCTCATCTATAGCAGTTAAACCGTAAACTGCTATTTCTTTATCATGATTAAAATCTACATCAATTGGGTTATACCATTTACCGCCAGTAACTAATCTCATAAAAAGAGACGGTTGTCTAAAATATTGCTGTAATGGATTGTGTCCTGCCATTGAATTTTACCTCGATAAATATGCGTATATCTGATAATTGTCAGAGAATTATAATAGTATTTATTTGTTAAAAATACCATGAAAGAATTTAAATGTCTGATACATTAATTGATAAACTTCAAGCGGCAGAATGGGCACAAGAAACAACTCTCAAAAAGTTATTAGATCAAGCAAATGTATCTAATGATTTTTTAAAAGAGTTTCTCAAAACACAAAATGTTAATCAATCCCAATTAGACGCTATACGTGCTGGAACTAGAGCTACCCAAGCTCAGACCACAGCTAATGTAACATCATCAACTTCATTATCTAGTAAACTTAGCGGTAGTTTAAATCAAGTAGGTAACACCATAAGTGGATCAGTTTCTGGTATTTCAAAACAACTAAAATACGGACAGTTTAATTTAACAAAACAATTGGGTTCTGCTGCCGGAGGACTCGCAAATGCATTAAGTTCGACTTCTAGTAGTTTTGGTCCTTTGAATGTTTTATTAAATCCATTAACAATAGGTTTAACAAGTTTCAGCTGGGCTGTCGAAGAAGGCTTTCATATTATAAAAGACCTTAATGAAAGTTTCAGTGAGTTGTATGATCGAGGTATTAATCTAAGCGGAGGTTTAGAAGGTTTAGCACTATATTCAGAAAGTCTAGGACTTAGTACAGCAGACACTACTAAAGTGTTAACTAATTTTAGTACAACTGTAGCATATTTAGGAACTGTTAGAACTGGACAATTAATTAAACAATTTAAGGAATTAACAAAAAATGGGTCAGAATTTGGATATACTAATGAGCAAGCTGCTGAAGCTGTATTAGATTATGCAGAAATATTAAGAAACTCTGGAATTCTAACTAAAATAACAGATCAGGCTCTCACTAGTAGTGCGAAAGAATTCAATCTTCAATTAACAGAAGCAGCAGAAATAACTGGTAAAAGTAGAAAAGAATTAGAAAAGCAAATGAAAGCTGAAGCTGCAAGACCTGATATTTCTGCAATGGAAAGAGACATAACTTCTAGAATTGGTACTAGAGCAACTACAGTATTAACTGATACAGTGCGACCTATGTTATCTCAATTGGGAGATGTTGGCGGAGAAATATATGAAGCAGTGCTAAGTCAATTATCGGGCACACCGATAGCACCTGAAATTTTAAAGAGTTTGAATTTTTCTGGGTTAATGACTGATGTTAATGCATTAACCGACTCAATACGTTCAGGTAAGACAAGTACAGAAAACTTTAATTCAATCTTAGATTCTGCCAGTAATTCTATAATGAGTAGAACTAGTAATGAATTAGTAGCACTGCAAAATTATGGTAAAGAATATTCCAAATATGCATCAAGCCAATTAAAATCCCAGCAAGAAATCATGCAGCGCGAACAAGCACGAGCAAAAATAAACGAAGAAATACAAAGTAGAATAGCAATACTTCAAACTCAAGGAATGTCCTTTGAATCAGCAAAAGCTATTGCAACAAAAGAACGAGAAGCCAAATTAGTAGCTCAACATAATAAAGAATTAGCAACACAAAATACTTTACAAGCAGCATCATCTAAACTAAACGATGTATTCCAGGCGTTAGTTGTAGATGTATTAAGACCTATGCTTCCTGTTTTTGAATTACTAGGAGACGGAGTAATAAAAGTTTCTGACTTTATAGGCAATTGGCTAGTTCCTGGACTATCTAAGTTTAGTAATTTTATAACTGACACATTTGGGCCAGTTTTTACTACCCTTAGTGATCATTTTAACAGATATTTAATGCCAAGTCTTGATCAACTATCTAAATTCTTTACAGACTTTTTAATACCAACGTTATCACCTGCTATTTCTAGTCTTGGTAATTTATTCATGAAAACTGCTCAATTATTGGATGTTGTATTTGGTGATTCACTGATACGAACTGGACGATTAATATCCGACACATTTTTATATTTGTTACCACTTATTAAACCAATTATTAGCGGACTTGCAACAAGTATAACATGGACGGCTGATGCATTAACTCAACTTGTAGAACTTATCAACACATATGTTGTACCAGTTTTTTCAGATATATTTAAATATTTAAGTGATGTTGGCAGAACTATTGGTGAAATATATGTTGGACTAACTAAAAGATTAAGTTGGTTATTTAGCAGTAGTGAGAAAAAAGAAGAATCAACTAATGTACCACCAAAAAAAGAAGAAACAAAAACTATTACTTCTAAACAAGAAGAAATAAAAGTTTTTGCAACAGAGAAAAAAGAAAAAGCAGAGAAAACAAAACAACCTAATATAGAGGTAAACGTATTACCTTCTCCCGAACCTCCTAAACCAATAAGAGTGATAAATCTAACACCGCCGCCAGAACCAAAACCGGTTGAAAATACCAAGGTGATAAATCCAATATTAGAACCAAAACCGGTTGAAAAACCAAAGGTAACAAATATACCACCGGTACTACCAGAACCAAAACCAGTTGAAAAACCAAAGGTAACAAATATACCGCCAGCACCTGAACCAAAACCAATAGTATCTAAACCAATAAAAGAATTGGAACCAAAACCAGTTGAAAAACCAAAGGTA